ACATCTGGATACCTATGGTATTTAAAAGCTGAATCTGAAACTAGATTACGTTTTGAAGATTACTTAGAAATGAGTATGATTGAAAGCGAATTCAATCAAGCTGCTGCTGTTCCAGCGGGAGGCTTGCCTGGATCTGAAGGTTTATTTGCGGCTATTCAATCAAGAGGTAATGTAGAAGTAGGATTTACTGCTGCTGCTGGACTTGATGAATTTGATGCAATCCTTAAGAATTTAGATACTCAAGGAGCAATTGAAGAAAACATGTTATTTTTACAGAGACAAACGGCTCTTGATTTTGACGATATGTTAGCTTCTATTTCTGGCGGATTTGCTGGAGGTACTGCTTTTGGATTATTTGAAAATTCTGAAGAAATGGCTCTTAACTTAGGATTCTCTGGATTTAGAAGAGGTTCTTATGACTTTTACAAAACTGATTGGAAATACTTAAATGATGCTTCTACTCGTGGAGGAATTGTTGGAGTTAATTCAATTGAAGGTGTATTAGTACCAGCTGGAACTTCTACAGTATATGATCAAGTTTTAGGAACTAACATCAGAAGACCTTTCTTACACGTAAGATATAGAGCTTCACAAGCTGATGATAGAAGAATGAAATCTTGGCTAACTGGTTCTGCTGGTGGTGCATTTACTTCGACTCTTGATGCTATGGAGGTTAACTTCCTATCTGAAAGATGTTTAGTAACTCAAGCTGCTAACAACTTTGTATTATTCAAAGGAATCTAAGGATTCAATATTAATGTAATTGTTACCCTCGTTGTATTGACGGGGGTAATTATTACTTTTACAAACTATTTAATTTTATTATATTATGGCTAAACAAGCTAAAGCAAAGCAAATTGAGGTTGCTCCTCAAGAAGAAGTGGTAACACAAGTTGCTACTCCAGTAAAACCCACAAAACCAGAATGGGAAATTAAAGACAGGGTATATTATTTAAAAGGAAATAAAAATCCTCTTACATTAACAATACCAGGGAAGCATACAAGAAAACATGCTTTACTATACTTTGATGAAAAAACTGGAAAACAAAGAGAAATAAAATACGCAACAAATCAAGATTCACCTTTAGTAGATGAACAAAAAGGAGAAGTTACAATGGGGCATATAAGATTTAGAGATGGAACTTTAACTGTTAAAAAAGCTCAACAAAATTTACAAAAATTATTATCTTTGTATCACCCTTTAAAAGGTAAATTATACGAAGAGTTTAGTGCAAAAGATGAAGCAATAGATGATTTAGATATTTTAGATCTTCAAATTGATGCTTTAAATGCGGCTAGAGCAATGGATGTAGATCATGGAGAAGCAATATTAAGAGTTGAACTAGGCTCTAAAGTAAATGAGATGAGCTCTAAAGAACTTAAAAGAGATTTATTATTATTTGCTAGATCTAATCCAGAATTGTTTATTAGCTTAGCTAATGACGAAAACGTACAGCTTAGAAACTTTGCAATTAGAGCTACTGAAATAGGTATAATAAAAATATCTGCAGATCAAAGATCTTTCACATGGGGAACAAATGACAGAAAATTAATGAATGTTCCATTTGATGAAAATCCTTATTCAGCTTTTGCTGCGTGGTTAAAAACTGACGAAGGTGTAGAAGTTTATAGATCTATAGATAAAAAACTATAAAAACAAGTGATACTAATATAGGGCCCGTTTACTCGGGCTCAATATTATAATAAAAAAAAACAATGGTAAATATAAATACAGTATATACAACAGTCTTGTACATATTAAACAAAGAGCAAAGGGGTTATGTAACTCCGGCAGAGTTTAATAGCTTAGCTACTTTGGTTCAAGACGAAATATTTGAATCATATTTTCCAGACGGAAACCAAGTAAACCGTCAAAACCAAAACAATACCCAAAATGATACAGAGTTCTTTAACATGTTTAAAGATATTTCATACAAACTATATCCTTTTGAAAGAACTGCTCCGTTTACTTATAACGCAGGTGCCGCTATCCTAGGTTGGGAATATACAGGCACTGGAACTATATTTAAACTAGGCGAAATAATATCTACATACAATACAACAAATCCTCAGTATGATTCTATTACTGAGTTAGCTAGTCAAAGTGATTTTTCTAAGATCACTAGATCTACACTGACAGCTCCAACTATGCAATATCCTTTATGCACAACGGGCACAGGGCCAAACAACTCTGTACTTATAAAAGTAAGTCCGCTGCCAAACGTTTTAAACGTAAACGCTTTATTTACTCCAGTAAATCCAGAGTGGAAATTTACTACTGGTAACTTAGGTCAATACGTATACTCTGGCACATCAGTTAACTTTGAATTAGATATATCAGAGCAAACAAACTTAATAATAGGTATATTAAAGTACTGTGGTATAATAATAAATGATCCTACAATAATACAATCAGCTGCTGCAGAAGCACAGGAGATAGAACAAAATATAAAATCTTAATAAGACATGGCAATAACTGAAACAAATCAACAGTATTATCAAGGAGCCCAGGGATTTTTATCTAACGGGGCCAATACTCAGGTGTACACTACTACTTTTGATACAAACTTAATATTTGGTAATTCAAATCCAACAAATGCTGATTACGCTTTAAACAATTTTAAAGTATATACAAGTGCAACAGGTCTTCCTCAAACTTATACTGAATATTTATTAGCTTATACTGTTGTAAATAATGTTGTAGACATTGCGGTTACTTTACCAGCAGGAACTTTTGTTGTTGTTCAATTAAAATTATTATCTGGCGGTAAGTATGGCCAAACAGAAGCTGAAAAAGCTTATGGAGATACCGTAGAAGACAATTACGGCAGTTATGAATATATAAAACTAA